CATTGGTTTCCGCTACTGCTGCCGCGTTACAATCTAGAGCTACGTCATTAGTCCAATTCGTTACCGTAAATTCTTTCTGAACTTCATCTCTTTGACTTCTTACCATTTTTCCTCACTTTGGGGGTTTTAGGTGGCTCTGGTACTATGTCTACATTAAGCGTACTTCGTAGGTGTGCATATTTATCGAACTTCGCTATCTTGTGAGCTATCCGAGCCTTCCAGAAGGCAGCCTCTTCTGGAGTTTTGGCTGCTTTCATTAGGCGTTTGCATGTTTCAACTGTCATTTTAGCTTATTGTGTCGGTTAATAGGTACACGCTTTTAGGGTCGTGGCATAGTAATTCGCCTTCTTCCCATACTCTCACCTTCTTACCAATTCCTGGGTCATCCACTACCACTGAAGTTATAGGTGTAAAGGACTTCCACGTTGCGCTTCTTCCAGGTATCCACATCGCTGCTTGGTCAGTCGTTGCATTTTCACTTACAACCACGTTAACTCCTAAGATTTCCATAACTACTCCGCTGCGTACCTTTTCGCTAGAGAACTGTGGTATGCTTGAACCCTTAACCGAGATTAAGAAGTTAAGCAGCCATTTGTTTTCTATGGAGTTTATTGCTAGGATTGCTCCCTCTGGGTTGTAGCCGTTCGCTCGAATCTGTTGCTTCATAGTCATAATGTCCAGAATTGGGTTACCTGTGACTAAATCGTCCCATCCGTCCTGAGTTGCTGCACCCGTTAGTACACCCGTCGCTGTGGTGATTGCTGTGTATATCCTACTGTCTACCTGATTTGCTACACTTCTAACTAAATCTCGAATAAAGACCGCCAAAATATCGACATCATTATCCTTGATATCTTCCATAGTTATCAGTGGGCTCTCTACAAAGTACTTCCTTGCGTAGCTTGTGTTTCGTGTCCATGTCTGCTCAGCTACAAAAGGTAGTGATTTGAACGCTTGGTTAGGTATGTGCGAAGTTGTTATTCCACTCGTATCAGCTGTGTCTACTGCGCCAGCTGTTTTCTGAAACCATCGCATCTCTCGCGCTTTGGTTTTTGAAACAGTTACAAATCGCTTAAAAACGTATTCTTCATCCGCGAAACCTTTTACCAGTTTATCAATATCCAGTCCGCGTATATCTGCTTGTGATTGTCCATTTACCATCTTTATGCTAGGTTATTGGTTCGTGGGCCTAGTTCCACTAACAGAGTTTGTCCATCTGTTGCCGTTTCGAGGGCTATTCCAAAAATATCCTCGGCATTTACGCCAGCTGTTTCGACTGTGTTCGCTTGTGCCGCTGTTATCACAGCATCACCAACAGTCACAGTTCCCGAACAAAGTACCTTAAACACTCCGCCTCGGTAAACGGCTAGGCTAGTTCTTCCGTCACTTGCTATCTTTTCGCCCGCTGCAACGCCAGCAACAATATCTTCTTTTGCTGTTTGTGCGGCGGCGGTCATGGGGTCAGTCATAGTCAGGATAGTTCCGCGCTCTATCCCTGCACCATTAGCAACAGTAAAAGGGATTGGCAAGTGCGTCTCTATCATCAGGGTCAATTCGTTTGCCATGCACTACCAAGTAGTTACTTTTATTTAAGGATTTCTTTAATCCATGAAAAACAGTTGATAGATTTTAAGGGCTATTGCGAACCAACCCATCGTAAATAATAACACTATCATTAAAGATAAACCCTGGCAATCACACCAATTCAGTGCCATCCTCAGCCCTCGCGTCCTCTCGTATTCCTATGAACTCCCTCGCTACCTGCCACGCACTAAAACATTTCGTAACGTCAAACTCGTGCTTACGCATAGGCTTAGCGCCTACTGCTTTCCGCAGCATAGTTTTCTTAGTCTTGCTCAGTTTACTCTCACCCTTACCAATCAAATCCATTACCTTCTCATAGTTGCCCTGTTCATCCGGAAAAGCTATCTCCCAGAGTTGCACGGGTCTTACTCCGAGTGCCTGCTGCGTAGGTTTGCCATGCTTAGTATAAGGTAAGAATACTCTAGTGCTTAAATCCTCTGCCCAGCGTTTAACCTGTGTTAGCGCTCCGCGGGTCATAACATAGATTTGCATTTGTCCTCTGCTAGCTTAATAACTAATTCGGCTATTTCTATCTCAGCGCGTCCCTGTAATAAGGACTTCTTGGAGTTCTCTAGAATACGCTCCCAGACTTCGCGCTCCTTAGACACCACCTTTAATCCTAAATCTTCGGGCACTTCTACTTCTGCCACTCTACCTCACCTCGCATAACTCGTTTAACATACTCCGCGGGTGTCTCTTCTTTGGGTTCAGGTGTAGGCTCTCCCGCTGCTGATTTACCGCCTAGCATTTCTTGGGCTTTCAGTTTCTCTTCGCGTTCTAGTAATTCCTTTTTAATCGCGTTAGCTGCCTTTAATTCCTTAATAGCTGCTTGAGTTTCCTCTAGAAGTGTAGGCTCTTCTAACGCCTCGGTTTTAGTTGATGGTGTTTCCTCTGCCATTTGAGAGTGTGCGCTTATATGATTAAAAGTATTTCTATTCTCGCCTTAATATCTGCGGAGTGGGTAAGACAAGGCCGCCCAATAGCGCTATTGCTATCACTACAAACCTCAGCATAGTTCCGTTAATACCGTTAAACAGTGCTATCGCTTCTAATACTACCAAAGCCGCAATAGCCGCTAACACAATCTTTGTATCTATCTTCTGCTTTTTCTTTTTCATAATAAATCATCCGGCAATTCCGGCGGTTCTATTATCGGAATTACTGCGGGGTCAATTCTGCCATCCGCCGCCGCTTGTAGTTTATCCATGTACGGTTCAAAGTACACTCTGCGCCATTTAACAAATTGATTAAGTTTTCTATCAGCATCTCCCGTTGCTTGCTTTAATCCGCGTCCCTCAGTTTGTTCGCGTAACCGCGCTTCAATCTTATTTAAATCCTCATCTAACGCTCTAGCCTCTGCTAATGCTTTCGCGGCAGACCAAGTTCCGTCCCGTGCGTTACCTGCATAAATCGAAGGAGCGGAACGAACAGCTACGAAAGCCGACCATGAGTTTTTAACCTCTTCTTTATAATTAGCCATTAATTTACTGTAAAACACCGAGCCGTATGACACCGCCGCCGCCCCTATCATAATAGGTATGCGCCATTTCTTAGGAATAACTTTTTCGGCGGTCTTTGGAAAAAAGGTGGTAAGTGCTTTAATTCCACCCACCGAACTTATTGCCGCAACAGTACCGGGGAATATGGCTTCAATTAAAGCGTCGCCCCAATTACCTCGACCTGTTTCCTGCTCGCCAGGAATAGGTTTTACCTCTACGGGCCGTCTAAACTCGTCCCAGGTTTGGCCCGTAGCACCTAACTGAGCGTTTAAAGCATTGAGCTGCCTATCAGCTTCTAATACCTCATCAATCTTTTCGTTACCCGTAACAATCTCACCGCGAGAACTAGCAGACACATAACTATTATGCTCCTTGTTACTCATAGTTGTAACTTTATTGGTGGCTGGGTTATACATACTAACCGTACCGTCTGAATTAAAATTAGTCCATCCCTGTAAGTTTGTCCGCCCCCCCTGAGCGTCTAGCGTGTTCGGATAAGTAGCAGTAGGGTGTTCCGCTCCGGCTGCCGTGAGAGGTGGCGTAAAATCCGGCCTTCTACCACCTAAACCCTGTCCCGGCCCGGGCGGTGGTGCTTGTTGCGGTGGTGCTTGTTGCGGCGGTGCTTGTTGCGGTGCTCTACCACCTCGGAGCATCTTAATAGCACCAGCGGTTGGCGGTCCTAGAAGTGGATTAAGCAAAGACGGCACGTTACCTTTCGCGAACTTACCAATCCGTCTGCCTACTTCGCCGAGCCCGGCGTAATTAGCTTCTTGTATTTGTCTAATTGGTTTTGGTATCTTTTTGTATAACTTCTTAAACTTCTTTATTACCATTATTCACCAACCCCCGCCTCTACGTCATTAGGTTGAAAAGCAGTTTCCTCTGGCGTACCCGGTGCTGCTCCGTCTTTCATCTCATCCTGTTTCATGCTAATTACTTCGTTCTGCATAGTCGCCGGAAACTCTAGCTTAATCTTTATGAATAGTTGTCTGTAAATCTGTTGTTCAATGTCTAATTGTTCATCCTCTACGCTCTGTTGAAAAGCCAAATAAGCAATTTTAGCGGTGCTCTCAGTAAACTCGCCACTGCTCCCGAGAATAATCTGTGGAATACCGACAGTTTGAAAGAAGCGGTCCTTGAGGTACTGCCGCCATGGTGCTGGGTTTAGTGTAGCGTTACTTGGCACGCTTACTAATTCAAACTCTACCGTGCCCTTTGGTATGTATATGTTCTCGCCCTTGTTAACCACAGCGTCCATCTTAGCTACGAAAGCCGCTATCTTAGTTTCATCATCAGTATCTACCTTAAACGCCATAATCGGTTTAACGTATCTGTGCATTAGCTTCTTAGTATCTTCAAAGCTTTCGTGGTGAGCTTTGATTATACCTTCGACTGCTTCTACATCCGACTGCCCATGTATCTCATCCGCTACCCGTTTATTTTGCAAGTGTAATATATCCTTTGGTTGGAATTTAATAGTACCCTTAGAGGATTTATTTACTTGCTCATAGCGCTTCAACATACCCTTCTTGTCCGCTACTACCACAATGCTAGAAGGGTCGAGAGGTTTAATATTAAGAAGCGTGCCGTCCTCATCGCGTACAATCTCAGCGTAAGCATCACCACATATACGCTTAGTGACTATCATGTTCTTGAGGATTGAATTAAATGTGTCCTCGCCCCACCCTCTCATACGCTCTAAAACAATCGTATCCGATATGTCCGCCGTCCACCCTTTTCCTACTGTCCACATGGCACGGGTATCTATTGCTTGTTTTAATTCGGGTATCGTTTTGTAATAGCCGAACCATTGCGACCACTCACTACATTGATAGGTAGTTTCTGAACCTGTTGCTCCATCTGTTGTTCTTGCGTCTACCGTAACATCTTCTACTACTCCGCTCATATCAGATGAGGAAGCTCCGGCTATATCTCTAGTTGGCATTTTAAACATCCGCTTTAAATGGTATATCACACGTAAAATCTGTGCGAGTGGTATCTGTCCCTGTTATATTACTACTCGGGCATATATAATAACCTGGGTTTGTGCCGCCGTTATCTACTACTGCTCCCACGTTAATCCTTAATTTCTCACCTATCTGAAATTGTTTCTCTGTGAGGTCTAATTGGCAACACTTTCGCTCTGCTTTGTCTGCGCTGGTTGCCGTAGAGGCGAAAGTAACTGCTACGCTACCGAGTGAGGTTTCGGCAGCTCCGGCGGTAACGTGATAAACCGTGATAGTAAGTGTGAGCGTAGTAGTGCCCGCGTTGCCTGTGTGCATCCAACCCGTAACATTAAAGAAGGCAGTTCCTTTTATCTGTGCGGGGCGTTTAAAGGTTATATCAAAATCGTCATCATGCTCACCTTTAGAGTTCTCGGTGTCACAATCAATAGCTTTCACGGTAAGTAATTCAATGCCGCCATCTGCTCCGCACGGGTAAAACCTACGATAACCCACACCGGTTGTTAAATCTAGCCACTCATATTGAGGCGTTGCGACCCCTGGCCCCCTATAAACGATAGGCACTGGCATTATGCGTTCACCATAAACGTTTTTACTTCTTGGCTGTCTAGAAGTTTAATAGCTTTTACAAATCCGTCCCTGAGTACGTCCAAACGTGTTTCAGCTTCTACGCGCGAAGGAAAATTACTGAGGTCATAGTTGATAACATACATGGCGGCCAAATTAGAGGCTGCGAGCTTGAGCAGTGCTTTGACATCTGCGTTCAAGCCCGCGTAAGCATCAGACCAATTATAGCGAGTAGTACAATTAATAAAACTCTCTGCCTCGGTTATGAATTGGTTAATATAGGCCTCGGCGTTAGCAGTAACGTTAGCGTTAGCGCCTATTTTACGTTGTACTTCGGCGGTGGTTGCGAATATGCCGGTATCGACCATGTTATTACTAGCGCACCCAGATATTTAAACTTTTATCTTTCATAGCCCAAGCCGCTCTAATCAATGCCTCGGCAATATGCGTGTATTTTCCGAATAGTTTAACCCTGCCGTCCTTATATTCACACTGCACAGAGGACAGCGAAAGGAGTGTACGGGGGTCGCTGGTAAGAAATATCTTGCCCTTTTCCATCAATCGGAGTAAATTGGTGTATAAATCTTCTTTCAGTATTCTTTTACGCTTAGTAGTATTCCACTCTACGCTTCGAGAGCTGTTATTAATCTCTATGACTTTTCTACGGGTATCTGCATCGGCTAATAACGCGTCAGTAACACCTACACCGAGCCCGCCGCTATCGATAAACATTTTCTTATACTTCCACTTGTGATTTAGGAATTTAATGGTTTCAATGGTATCTGTAAGGCGGGTATTCTCTGTGATTACCATGTCTCTCTGCTGTAAGTAGTTACGCCGCACCCTCGCCATTGTGAGTAACACAGTTTCATCACCGCCGAGTTGTGCAATATCAGCCCCGAGATAGTGATTTACGCCCCTTTTCACTAGTTTTGGCATGTCTACGGGGTGTCTCATACAGGATTTAATCAAAGAGGTAGGAAAGAACTGCATTAATTCATCTACAAACTCGCCTAAATACTCCTGAGAGTATTCCACGGTGCTCATACGCTTCTTTTCCTGCTCCAAAAAGGTTTTATCTATCCTATGGCAATCTTCTGATGATATATGGAAGGTTTTGAAGGCGGGGTTACTAAAACAGCGGTAAAAGTAGCCACCTTTGCCGAACGGAGTGCTCAGAAGAATAATATTACCCTTAGTTGTTGCGAGCATAGGAGTAACGGCTTGCCATACATCTTCGTTGATAAATGCTGCTTCATCTGCTATCAACATGTCAACCGTATAGCCGCGAATACCATACCCACTCATGCCAGTTGGAAGGCAATAGATGCGACTGCCGTTGGTGAGGTTAACAATGTGCAGAGTTGGCCGTTTCTTACCCTTACAAATCATGATTTTGTAGTGGTCGACCAAATAAGCGAGAGTTTTTTCAAACAATAATCTTGCCTGTCTTTCAACCGAGGCAATTATTAAGATGGTTTTACCCCTATTCTTAGCAGCATATTCCGCCGCTTTGATAGAAATAATTGTGCTCTTTCCAACCTGTCGACCACTACGCAGAGCGATATTTCCTTTGGTGTCTAAAATATCTTTCTGCCACGGGTCTAAATCAACCTTCACTTTCGTCCACAGTAATAGCGCCCATATCAAAACTATCTTCTTCTTTGGCTTCTAAATATTTATCACCATTTTCTAAATCGTCCGCAGTGTTATAATATTCGGTTGCTGTTCTTCTAGAAACTCCATAAACTCGCATAATTTCAATAATAAATTTTCGAGCATTAACATCTCGACCCGCTTCTGTCGCTTCTTTAATACCCCGTCTAATCTCTGCTACTCGTAATCTCCTGTTTTCAATTAATACTGATACCATAAAATATAGAAACGTGTGTCACTTATAAACATATAGTAATTCTGCCGGATAGTAGCCTTTTTTTTTATTTTTATTCCCTATACAATGTTCCCCCATCTAATCCCTATCCGATTGTATAGACGACGGGGTTATACCCTAGAGAGGTAACCGGTACTCACTACACTGTGTATGTTTGCAACACACCATTGGTCGAGGGCTTTATAATGTTTTACCATCGCCTCAGTTAGCTGGTGATGGGCGTAGGGTTATGTTGAGGTGGGGTTATATAATATTTTATGTTGCGGAGCGAATTTATTATGTGCTGTGCAGATTTAAAAAATATTGATGAGCTCCCTGGTTATATAGGTCTTTGTGCTGTTTTAGG